CGCGTCTATTCCTGAGTTTATATGCTTTACATAGCATCATTGTTACTTTGTACGCTGATTCTTGAATATTCATAATAATTCACCTCTTAAGGTTGATTTGTTCGCATTCTGTATCGGTAATACACCCCAAATCAGTATATATTGGTTGATGTACTGAGTTAACCATTAACAGAATGCCCATGGTGGCGGCAAAGATAACGCCAATTAGTGTGCCTGTGTTCATCTGCGGTTAACCGTTTCGTGGTATTCCGCCAGCTTGCGCCGACTGATTATGGACGCTTGTCTATGGGTACGTGTAATTATCCTTGAAACTATCGCGCCCACTATTGAAACAATAGACAAGGCAATAAACATACCAGCAAGTACAGTTATGATGTCGAATTGATCGGGTGTCATATTAGAACTCCTGATAGATGATTGAACCGTCGGAAGTAGTACCTGCAACAAAGGTATTGTCATTGAGGTACTCTAATACCTCTTCGATTTCATCCTCTTCGTTGTCAGCCGTGGTTTTAATATCGTAATTTTCGATGATCTCATAGCGTGTTGACTCTGAGAACTCACAACATAGCGCGATAACATCTAATTCAACCTCTTGACCTGTATCATCACCTAATGATTCAAGAGCATTAAACAGCACCTCTTGACCTTCATAGCTAAAGTTATCAGGGCGTCTAGACTCAAATGCACGTCTAAAGTCATACAAGTTAATTGTTTGTTTCATAATATTACTCCAGTTGGATTGGCATTATTGCCAGATATAACCCCGACTAGCAGGGTTATAACTGGAAACAATCGTTACCTAGTGCCGTGGACCTTATCGGCGTATTTAAAAAAGTATTCAGTGTTCTTGCCTGTTACCCCGTAATTAGTGCGATAAACACCATTAAACAAGGTCATAGCCATAGTGACAGTATCATGTACTGTGTCAGTGTCAGGGTTCATGCCATCGATAGCGGCTTTTATCGACGCGATAAAGTTATCTCTAGATGTATAACGGTTGTAGTTGATGTCGCACATATCATTACTCCGGTTGGTATTGGCATTATCGCCAGGTATAACCCCGACTAGCAGGGTTATAGCTGGAAACAATTAACTAGCAGGGTAATCAGCTCTTTTATTGAACTGATTAATTACCCTGCGCTCTGCATGTGCTGGCACGCCGTCGATATAGTCGGTACTTGTGTAAACAGTAGGTAAATTTGTATATCTAAAGGTGTCTTGTAGCGTGTAAACTGCGCCGGACCGCATCCATATAAACCTGGCTTGTTCAGTTGTTAGCTTATGTAGTTTCATTTCTATATCCTCTTGATTGGTTACATTACTATCGTATACTATAACGTCACTTTGTCAAGCATCTTTAATGATTATTAACAAATAAATATCTATGTTATACTTACCTATAACTAAAGCATTGAAAGTACTTATAAATCATGAGTGTAAAGTTAACCCGCAGACAGACAGAGCATCATCGCCAGAGCATTAAAGTATCGGCATTGATGACTCGCCTGGCAAAGAACGCAGCCGGAACACTAAAGACGCCACAAGGTGAGTCTATTGAAATGACGGCCGGGCAAATAAGATCCGCGCAGATATTAATAGATAAGGCAATGCCCAACCTAAGTAGTATCGAACAAACCAATATCGAAGAGCCAGTAAGCCGTCAAAGCCTACAGGAAGAGCTTAAACAGTTAAGGGATAGTTTAACCCCTGATGAGTTAATACAACTGATAGGACGCGTGTCAGTAGACCAGCCCGCGGAAGAAGAACAACTACAGCCTACAATCCAATGATGTATCAGTAACATGCAGTTATATGTGTTTATCAGTACTTAAACAGTATACAGCTTGATATATGTATATCCCCGCCCCTTCACTTTCTATTCCAGTATCAATCCAATCATATCAACAGGTTACACAGCTTAGAATCAGCATAAGACAGGCAAAAGGGGTGGCATGGGGGGATGAACACGGGGATGTTAGGGGTATACCCAAATCCATACCGGAGGGAGATATTAGTCTATAACCCTTTGATTATATAGAATTGTTACACCATGTTACACTTGATGTTACACTTATGTTACACTCTCCAAATGTTACAGAGGAGATGTTACACATGAGTTTAAAATTAGAGTTAGCGAAGAAGGGATTAAACAAGACTTTATTAGCTGAAATTTTGGATGTATCCCGGCAAACGGTAGCGCGAATGGGTGATGAGGTTACGCCTGAGGTACAGAAAGTCCTAGATGATTATGTTGAGGTGGTTCAGCCGTTAGAGACTCCGTTAGCGAGAAAGCACAAAAACTGGGATGAGTACTCGATTGATGAGATTCGGGGGTTGTGCAAGAGGAGGGGTGGACTTGAGGGTGATTCTGGTAGAGTATTGGAGACAGATTACGAGATTGCTCATTCAATAGGATTAAGGGTATTTGAGTTCAACCGAATGATTGACGTATTGAGGAAAGGGTAATGCCTTGCGGGAAAAAGAGAAAGGGTCGTGGTGGAGGTCGTAGAAAGTGAGAGAGATACTACATCTTAAAGGAACCCCCCGTGGTGAAGCCCACAGAATTGAAGTGGAGAAGAAAGAGCCTCTTGAATCTCACGACAAGGAGTACAAGATGGAGCACTTCAAACCTGACTATTCAGGAGCCAAGCCTTTACCCAAGACTAAGATTGTTAAACAGAAGAAACGGGAGTTCTTAAAGAAATGAGTGAGCAAAGCTATAGAGACCCTGACACTGCTGCCAGGATTCAAGCCCTTGGCCCGAGTAGGGTTAATCCTGAAGTTGATAAAGCAATGAGGGGTGAGAAGGGTAAGAGGCCTCCCAAGCCACGTATCTGCAAGACTTGTGGTAAACCACTAGGCCCTAATCACAAGCCCCATGCTGGCCGTAGTACGGCTGAGAAGATGGATCGTGGTGAATCTCTAGTAAAATGAGCCTTGAGCAACTCATTGCTTTAAACAAGAAGATTATGGAATACGACCGTTTCCACCGGTTAGAGTCTTACGACCCCTACCCCTTTCAGAGGGAGTTCCATTCAAGCTTCGCTGGGCAAATCGCTCTTATATGTGCCAACCAGATTGGTAAGACGACAGGAGGGGCCGCAGCGGTCGCCTATCACGCATTAGGTGAATACCCCGAGTGGTGGGAGGGGAGGAAGTTTAACAAGCCCGTAACCATCTTGTGTGCGGGGGTCTCAAACGACTCAACCAAGAGAATCATCCAGCACGAGTTAATCGGAGGAACTAAGGGCACTCCAGAGTGGGGGACGGGTATGATTCCCAGAGACCGTTTAGGAGAACCCACGAGAAAGGCAGGCGTCCCAGAGGCGTATGAAAAACTCATAGTAAGAGGGAAGTACGGCAACTCGACTATTTGGCTAATGGCCTACGAACAGGGTTGGCAGAAGTTCCAGGGGATTCGATTCGACTATGCTTGGCCCGATGAGGAGCCTCCTGTAGACGTTTGGAGTCAGTTACTCCGAGGGACTATCGCACGTCCTGATAGTCAGATAGCCATGACCATGACCCCTGAAGAGGGGATGACTGAAGTGGTTGCGGGGTTCTTTAATGATTTAAAGGACGGACAAGCTCTTGTAACAGCGACATGGGAGGATGCCAAGCATGATGACGAGAACACATTTCACAAGGTTGGTTGCACCCATCTTACGGAGGCAAAGAAAGCCCAAATCCTCCTCGCCCTCCCGCCTCACCAGAGGGAGATGCGGTCAAAGGGAATCCCTCTTATGGGAAGTGGACTCATCTTCCCGATCAATGAAGAAGAGTTAATCTGTGAAAGAAGGGAAATCCCTGACTACTGGCCACAAATCATAGGGATAGACTTCGGAATAGAACACCCCTTTGGAGCGGTTAGATTGGCGTGGGACAGGGACTCAGACTGTATCTACGTGATAAACGAATACCGCGTTTCAGGAAAGACCCCTCCCATCCACGCAGAGCATGTTAAAGGCTGGGGGTCATGGATACCTATCATGTGGCCGCACGACGGGATAATAAGGGATAAAGGCTCTGGGATAGCCATGCACACCCAGTATCGGAATATAGGTTTAAAGATGCACTATGAGAAGTTCTCAAACCCTCCGGCGATTGGTGAGAAAGAAGGACAAGGAGGTCAGGGTGTTGAAGCAGGACTCAGTGAAATGCTCACCCGTATGGAAACCAGTCGGTTTAGAGTATTTGCTGACTGTCAAAAATGGTTAGAAGAGTACCGTATGTATCACAGAAAAGACGGTATGGTGGTCAAAGAAAGGGATGATTTAATGGCGGCTACCCGTTATGCTGCACAAATGTTAAGATTTGCCCGTACAAATCGACAAAGTTACAAGAAAAAACACCGAAACCGTGAATTAAAGAAAGGAATTGTATGATTCATCACAACGACAAGACTTTAAAGGACATGAATATCACCAATTTCCAAGAATTTGGTATTCATGGTCTAGTTGAGGTCATTTCTAAACTGGAAGACAGGGTTTCTGCTTTAGAAGCGAAGTATGAACCCAAGAAACGCGGGAGACCGCCGAAGGTAGTGAATGGCTAAAATGAAGAAAGATGAGCTTAGCGCTCTATTAGGGTCTGAGATAGACATGGCCTATGGCGCTGACTCTGGAGAAATCTCTGAAGAAATCGCAGAAGCAATAGACTTCTACCTAGGACAGCCCTTTGGTAACGAAGAGGACGGGAAGTCTCAGGTTATCTCAAGGGACGTAATGGATGTCATTGAGTGGGTCATGCCCTCTTTGATGAGAATCTTCACCTCTAACGAACGAGCCGTAGTCTTCGACCCAACAAAGCCTGGTGATGAAGAAGCTGCCAAACAAGAAACCGATATTGTTAATCATGTCTTTTATAAAGAGAACGATGGTTTTCTGAATTTATACACCTTTTTCAAAGATGCTCTTTTGTCTAAAAATGGAATTATGAAGATATGGTGGTCTCCAGAGAAAGACACTGAACGAGAGGAATATACAGGGCTTACAGAGTTAGAGCTTCAGGTCTTACTAAGTGACCCAGACGCCGACCCTATCGAACACTCCCAAGATGGTGATCTACATGACATTACCGTCCTAAGGACTAAGAGTGATGGTAGTGCGAAGGTAGAACCCATCCCCCCCGAAGAGTTTCTTATTTCTAAAGACGCTGACTGTATCGACCCTAAAAAGGCACGATTTACCTGTCACAAGACCTTAAAGACCCAGACTGAACTTATAGAAATGGGCTTTAAGAAGTCAAAGGTTAAGGATTTGCCCGCATGGGATGGGGCTGATATTAACGGGGAAGATATACGAATCGCCAGGAACCATCTTGAAGATGATACCTTCTCAAAAGATTCAAACCACGAAGCTACAAGACACATACAAGTTTATGAATGTTACTACCGTGTAGACTTTGATGGAGATGGTGTTGCCGAACTACGTCAGATCACGATGGCTGGCAGGGAGATCTTACTTAACGAACCCGCTGATAGAACTCCATTTGTCGCGATAACTCCTATCATACTAACCCATAAGTTCTATGGACTGTCTTTAGCCGACATGGTGATGGACATCCAGTTGATTAAGTCCACCCTTCTTAGGGGTGTCCTGGACAATACCTATCTTGCTAATGACGGCAGAACCGCTTACCAAGAGGGTATGGTTGACCTTGACGATCTCTTGACCTCTAGGAATGGCGGGACAATTGAAACTCAAGGCCCGCCGTCTAACGTCTTGTATTCAGTCCCTTTTAACCCACTCCCCCCTCAGACATTAGAAGTCTATAACCAGATGGACTCTATGAGGAAGGAGAGGACAGGTGTGTCACAAGACACAATGGGCCTTGAGTCCAACGTCCTTGCTCACGGTAGAACTGGAGTCGTCAATCAGTCTTTCGATATGGCTCAAATGCGAACAGAGCTTATTGCTAGAATCTTCGCTGAGGTCGGAGTCAAGAACGTCATGCGCGAACTCCACGCTATCCTTCAAAAGAATCAAAAGAAGTCAAAATGGGTTCAGTTAAGGGGTGAGTGGGTAGATATTCGACCTGATGAGTGGCGCACTCGTAACCAGATGACGGTTAATGTCGGGCTTGGTTCAGGTAATAAGGACAAGCAAGTCCAGAATGTCACTCAGCTTATCGGATTACAGAAGGAGTCTCAGAATGTAGACCCTGCCAAGCTCTACGCAGCACAGGAGAAGTTTGTTGAGGTTTTGAACTTGGGTGACGGGTCTACTTACTTCAAAGACCCTGCCAAAGAACCACCAGAACCCCCTGCTCCTGATCCAGAACAGCAGTTGATACAGGCTCAGATACAACTCACTCAACAGCAGGTTGATGTAGCGAGGAGTGAGATGGAGACTAACCGTCAAGAGGCTATCTGGAAGCACGAAGACGAGGTTAGGAAGATAACATTATTAGATCAGCGTGAACGCTACAAGATAGAACTCGACCATCAGCGTAACGTACCTGGAGGGCTTGCAGTTGTTTGATAAACAATTAGATGCTTTCAGGAAGTCCGGAAGACAGGTAACTGCTGAGGAATTATGTCAGGCAGTTGAAGAAGTTAAAGATTTGGTCTATAAACAGTGGTATACCTCTCTATCCAAAGACTCGGAGGGACGAGAGGAATGCTTTAGGCAGTTGAAAGGCATTGACACTGTTATGGGTAAACTAATCTCCGGGAACTGGAGTTAAACATGGCTGAAGAAGCTGCTGAAGTACAGTCAGGCGAGACAGACCTATCAACGGTTAATAACGCCGCAGCACGATTAGCATCACTTATGGAAGGTACGCCATCTGTTGAGGAGACTCCTGTTGAGGAGCCTCAGCCAGACACTACCCATCCTGAACCAGTAGTAGCAGAGGTTGAAGTAGAGGCGGCTCCCGAGCCTACCGAAGCTGAAGACCCAGTAACTCATTTCACTGACTTAGCGGAGCATCTTGGGGTGGAGCAATCCTACCTTGAGACATTGTTAGTTCCTACTAAAGTCAATGGAGAAGAGAGAGAGGCAAGTATTAAAGACTTGTTATCTTCTTTCCAAAAGGGTGAATCTGCTGACCTGAAGTTGATGGAGCTTTCTGATGAGAGAAAGCAATTCAACGCTGAACTTTCACAAACGAAGGAACAGCTTTCACAGGAATGGGGCCGTATCCAAGCCCTGAATACTGAGCTACAAAGCATGTTAACGGGTGATGAGGACGCGGAGATTTCAAACCTTCGCCATACTGATCCTGCTGAATATGCAGCACGAATGGCTGAAAGACAGCAGCGCTATCAAAGAGCCTCTAAAGTACAAGAGGAAATGCGACAAGCAAATGCTGAAAAGACCTTAACCGAGTATGGACACAGGGTTCAAAGTGAGCGCACCAAGTTAGTTGAATCCATCCCTGGATGGGCAGATGACAAGGTACGTGAAAGTGAGACCATGAAAGTTCGTTCTTATCTAAAGGCCCAAGGCTTTCAGGACTTTGAAATCGACGGCAAGATAACTGACGGACAACTCGTCCATCCCGGCATGATAGACCACAGGTTTATCGAAGCCTTTCAAAAGGCAATGCTGTATGACGAGGCTAAGAAAGGCACAGAACCAAAGAAGGCGAGGCTAAAGGCTTTACCTAAAGTGGGTGCTGGAAAGCCAAAGAGCAGGTCTGAGGTTAGCGAGTCGAAGAAGAAAGCAGTTCGTGGTAGAGCAAGAGATTCAGGTGATTTGAATGATGCGGCCGAAGTAATTAGGCAGATAATGGAGAGCTAATCATGGCCCTTGTAACTAACGCATATTCAACATATACGTCTATCGGTATCCGAGAGGATTTGTCAGATGTAATTTATGACATCTCTCCCACCGAGACTCCCTTTCAATCAAACATCGCACGTGTAGGCGCTACTCAGAAATTTCATGAGTGGCAGACTGACTCCCTAGCAGGTGCTACCTCCAATCGTCAGATTGAAGGTGACACCATTGCTGGTGCCGCTGTTACTCCTTCTGCGCGACTTGGTAACTACTGCCAGATCTCACGCAAGCCAGTAACGATCACAGGCACTACTCAAACGAGTGATGCCGCTGGTCGTGCTAGTGAAATGTCCTATCAGATTGCAAAGATGGGCAAAGAACTTAAGCGTGATATGGAACAGGCATTGACCCAGAACCAGGCTTCGAGTGCTGGCGGCATTGGTACGGCAAGGTCTTTGGCCTCTTGTGAGTCTTGGTTGGCTACGACAAACATCAGAGAGACCACCAACACCACAGGTACAACTATTGGGTTCTCAAGTGGAGTTGTTGCTGCTCCGACTGACGGCACACAAGCGGCTCTTACAGAGAAGCTGTTTAAGAGTGCTATTGCTGCCACATGGACGGCGGGTGGTGATCCCAATGTGATTATGGTCGGGGCATTCAACAAAGCGACTGTTTCAGGCTTTGCGGGTATTGCCACCATGTACCAGGATGTCACTCGACGAAGTACAGAACAGCAAGCGGCTATTATTGGTGCTGCTGATTTGTATATCTCTGACTTTGGCCGCCATACCGTAGTGCCTAATCGGTTCAGTCGAGACCGTACAGCACTTGTCCTTGATATGAGCATGTGGGCTGTTGCCTTCTTGCGTCCTATGCACACCATTGATCTAGCGAAAACTGGTGATGCTGAGACCAAGAGTCTGTTGGCTGAGTTCACGCTCGTTTCTCGAAACGAAGCAGCTAGCGGTAAGATTGCTGACTGTACTACATCGTAAAGGAGTCGCCCCTCTTCGGAGGGGCGTTTTTCTATGAAGCAACTATTAGATTCAGACTATTTAACGGGTGTGAGTACATGGCATAGCTATGACCATCACACCGGAATAACCACGATAGAAACAACGCAAGACTGTTCTTCTTTCGTAGAAGAAAACAAGAAACGCCACAAATCATCCTATCAAAAGGATGGGATAAAGCAGGAGTGGATGCACGCTGCTACCATTCCGATTATTATTCAAATGAAGTGGAAGCAGGAGTTAGGAGTGGATATATACAACCCTGACCATTCAAAGAAAATAGCTTCCCTCTTAAACGATCCAGAATACAGGTATTTAAAGACTGGAACTCTCCGGTTGTGATTGACTACGCTTATATGCGGCATCTTGATCGAGATGCTAGATTCGATATTGCGCTAAAACTTTACCATGCTAGTGAGTTGTATGACGCGATGTCTGTTGTTGGCCTTATTGTCGATGACAATCCAAATGACTATGAGGCTATTTACCTCTACGGAGCAATCCTTCAAGACTCAGATAAGAATGGATTTGCTGAACTCATGTTTACTAGATGCACAGAGATAGACCCAAGTAGACATGATGGGTGGATGGCTAGAGGGACTTCGATTAAAGACCCTGCAAGATCCGATGAAGCGATAAGTTTCTTAATAACCGCACTACTAATAAACCCTAAAAGCACGGCAACACTAGCTAACATTGCAACAATCTATAACGATATTCATGAGTATGAGTTAGCTGAAAAGTATTCTAGAAAGGCTTTAGAGTGTGGTGGAGGTATGGCTTCACATGACACTCTTGGAACTGCTCTATTAGGACAAGAAAGGTTCGGTGAAGGATTTGATGAAGTTACTCATTCTTTAGGCGGGAAGTACAGAAAGGAAATCGTCTACGGTGATGAGGAAAGGTGGGATGGAAGTAAAAATAAAGCAGTCATTATCTATGGTGAACAAGGATTAGGGGATGAGATCTTCTATGGCTCTGTTATTCCAGATGCAATAAAAGACTGCAAGAAAGTCATTATAGATTGTGACCCTAAGTTAGAGGGTCTCTTTAAAAGATCTTTCCCTAAAGCATCTGTATACGGAACGAGAGAGAAGTCTGCATCATGGCTTAAAGATCATAAGTGGGATGCAAGGTGTTCAATGGCTGGTATTTCTCAATTCTATCGAAGAGACAAAAAAGACTTCAACGGAAAACCGTTCCTAATCCCTGATCCTGTAAGGGCAGAGCAGTGGGCGCATACATTGTCTGGTGGGGTGAAGATAGGTCTAGCCTGGAATGGCGGGTCTAGAATGACTGGCTATAAATTCAGACATATCCCGTTAAGTGAGTTTGCTCCTTTCTACAAGATGGGGGAATGTATCTCACTTGAGTATACAAAAGTAGACACGAAAGGTTATCCGATAAAGTGGTACGACTTTGCGACCATTTCAAATGACTATGATGACACCGCCGCCCTTGTCGCTAATCTTGACTACGTTATTACTACCTGTACCTCTATTGTGCATTTGGCAGGAGGTCTTGGTATACCGTGTTTTGTGTTAAAGAATCCATATACATCATGGCGCTATGCTCATGATATGCCGTGGTACAAATCTGTCAGAACCATTGAATGGGGAGGCAGTTGGAAAGCTGGTATTGATAAAATCAGAAAGCTCATTGAGCTAAGGAAAGTGGCATGAACTCTATCACTAGTCGTATAGACGCAGTAACACTGATCGACCCAGAACATCTAGGGACTGAAATCCCCGTACCACGAAGCGTAAAGATTGAGTTAACAGGACGATGCAACTTCTCCTGTTCGTTCTGCGCTCGAAGTCAGAAGTTAAGAGAAGTACAAGACATTGATAAAGACTTCTTCTTTCGTGTTCTAAGAGAGATGAGAGATGCAGGTGTTGAGGAGATTGGTTTATTCTATCTTGGGGAATCGTTCATGGTGCCGTGGCTACCTGAAGCGATTAAGTATGCTAAGGACATTGGATTCCCGTATATATTCCTCACGACGAACGGGTCGTTAGCTACAGGCACTAAAGTACAAGATTGCATGGCTAACGGGCTAGACTCTTTGAAGTTCTCCTATAACTACGCTGATGGGGATCAGTTAAAGTCCATAGCGAAGGTGAAAACCTCATACTTTGATAAGATAGTTGAGAACATGAAGACAGCGCGTCAGATTCGTGACGCTTATGACTATAAATGTGGTCTCTACGCATCATATATTGAGTACGATGGTGCTCAGAATGAGCGTATGAAGGAGGCGGTTAAGGAAATAGAGCCTTATATGGATGAGGTCTACGCCCTTCCATTATACAACCAAGCTACGCTCGTACAGGGGCAGACAGAGGGTTGGAGTTATACCGCTGGGAACCGTGGACGACTAAAAGCTTTGAGAGAGCCAATCCCCTGTTGGTCTGTCTTCACAGAAGGTCACATAACCTGGGATGGTAAGCTAAGTGCTTGTTGTTTCGACCATAATGACCACTTCACAATGGCTGACCTTACCAAGACTTCCTTTGTCGATGGGTGGAACTCTGAGGAGTTTAAAACACTCCGTCAGGCGCATCTAAACAAGGATATAAAGGGGACAGCTTGTGAAAGCTGCGTAGCTTATGCTTAAAATCTTCATAGGATATGATGCAGTAGAATCAGTGGCTTATCACACTCTTGTCCAAAGTATACTAGAATACACAAAAGAGCCAGTGTCGATAACGCCTATAAAGCTGTCGATGCTCCCTGAGTATACGAGATCGAGGAATACGAAACAGTCAAATGAATTTTCATTCTCACGGTTCCTTGTGCCTTACCTGTGTGATTATGAAGGTTGGGCGTTATTCATGGATTGTGACATGATGTTCACTGACAGCGTATCTGAGTTATGGAAACTAAGAGACGAGTCCAAATCCGTACAGGTCGTGAAGCACGACTATACGCCAAAGTCCCAAGTGAAGTATCTTGGCGCGATACAGTACCCGTACCCACGGAAAAACTGGTCTTCAGTCATGCTCTTCAATTGTCAGAGGTGCAAGAAGCTTACGCCCGCCTTCGTAAACACTGCTCATCCAATGGAACTTCATAGGTTCCACTGGTTGAAAGACGAGGACATTGGCGAACTCCCCAAGGAGTGGAATCATCTCGTCTACGATCTGCCTCCAAACCCAAATGCCAAGATAATTCATTGGTCTACGGGTGGGCCGTATTTCCACGAATACCAACATTGTGAGTATTCAACAGACTGGTTCAAGATGAAAGTGAAGATGGGGAACTGCCAACAAAGCGGGAATGAAAATGAAAATAAACTACATAACACTGGCTAGTAAAGAACTAGCAGCAAGACGCTACAGGATGGAGATGCCTGGTGAGTACATTGGTGATTACATCGTCACCAACTTCCCCTGTATTGCTGATGTGTATGTCATGGGGAAGGCGTATACAAAAGATGAATTGCTTTTGCAGACCTACCTAGCTAGAGCAAAGAAACTGAGTTTTGTCTTTGATCTCTGTGATGACATATTTGACAGAGAAGAACATGACTACTACAGGAAGATGATAATGCTTGCTGAAAAGGTCGTAGTCCCTACAGAGGCAATGCGTGAAGTAGTTATAAAGGAAACAGGCATTTATCCTACAGTCATACCCGATCCTTATGCGTTTGATGAAAAGCCTATAAAGGACATATCGGAGCCTAAGTATCTGTGGTTTGGACATCCTACTAATCTCAAATACCTTGAACAAGTCAAACATATGAAGCTAGAGGTTGTTACAACAGACTCACCTGAAACAAGGGATTTCCTAAAAGACTATAACTGCACTCTAACTGAGTGGTCTGCAGAGAACCTACAAGAAGCGTTCGACAGGAATAACGTAGTCCTAATCCCAAGTGACGACTCAAGGAAGAATAGTGTAAAGAGTAATAATAGGGTTATAGAGTCCATAAGACAGGGGATGTCAGTAATTGCACATCCCATCCCTTCTTATAAAGAATTCGACATATCGTTCGACTTTGACAAGATTAAGAAGACAACGCCCGAACTACAGAAGCAGGTAAGGGATAACTACAATATTTCTGTTATAGGTGAAAAATGGAAAAAGACATTAAGCTCAACATTGGATGTGGCCGAAGGGTTCTAGATGGATGGATTAATGTTGATACGAGATCAAGGGGGTGTAAGCCTGATATAGACGCAGATGTTAGGGACTTACCCTTTCCTGATGATTACGCTGATGAAGTTATGGCTATTCATCTTATTGAGCATTTCTATGTATGGGAGGCTCCAGCCGTTATTAAGGAATGGAAGAGAATCCTAAAGCCTGGAGGGAAATTAATCCTTGAATGCCCTGATCTTGAAAAGACCATCATGCACATGGCAAACGGGAGGAGTGAGCCTAATCTAACGATGTGGCCTTTATATGGAGACCCATCTCATCAAGACCCGTTGATGTGTCATAAATGGGGGTATAATGCTACATCATTGATTAAATTGATGGAGTTCTCTGGATTTGGTAAGGTGAGCCTAGAGGACGCACAGTTCCACATGAAGGAAGTTAGAGACATGAGAGTGGTCGCAACGAAATGAGTATATCTACATATGCTGAACTACAGACAGCCGTAGCCAATTGGCTTGATCGTTCAGATCTGACTGACCGCATACCTGAGTTCATCTCGCTAGCAGAGGCCAGGATAGCTCGAACCCTTAGAGTAAGAGGCGTAGAGGCAAGAGATACCTCCAATACTACTGATGGTTCCGAGTACTACACCCTCCCCACAGACTTCCTAGAGGCACGAAACGTCCAGATCAATACAAACCCTGTCAAGGTTTTGACCTATAGAACACCCCAACAACTTGACAAAGAATACCCATACGACACCGCAGGAACAGCACAGTGCTTCACTATTATCGGTGAGCAGATCCAGTTAAAGCCAATCCAAAGCTCAGGGCAGGTCCTGGAGATTGCTTATTTTAAAAAGCTCGCTCCGCTTTCAGCTTCCAATACAACTAACTGGATTATGGCTAATGCCCCTGATCTTTTGTTATACGGGTCGTTAATGGAGGCTGAGGCCTTTCTAGTCAATGACGAAAGAATCCCAATATGGAGAGGGGCTTTTGATACCTCTATGAAAGAGTGGAACGTACAAGACAAGAAGGGCCGTCATTCAGGCTCTATGTTAGAGATTAGGAGATAGTATGTCAATAGAATCACCGTTTACCCATATCACTGATTTAAATTCTTCATGGCCCGATGGGGCAGTTGATGATGTCTCCGAAGGTGACAATCATATACGAGGGCTAAAGACTGTCCTCCTAACAGACTTCCCTAATATTGATGCGGCTGTTACCGCTGATCCAGCAGACCTTAATCGAACCGACATCACTACAGAAGGAACGTCAGAAACCAGTAAGGTCATGACGGTTAGCTCTGGTGATGCCATTGTCAATACAGGTATGACATGGACTGACCTTGGTGCTGTCACTACTGCTGATATCAATGGGGGGACGATTGATGGAGTAGCACTAGGTACGACAAATACAGGCAATACTGAATCTCCTGGTAATAGTTCTACTAAGTTAGCGACGACTGCTTTTGTTCAGGATACGAAGTGGACTTTTCTGGATACGTTTGATACGACAGGCACAACAGAGCTTGGTAACAATACTTCAATCCCATCTACAGCGATTGGTATCAAGTTTGTATTCTACGGCCCAAGCACGATAGGTAGTGGCGTACAATCTGTAGTACTTGGTGACTCTGGTGGGTATTCAACAACGGTTGCAGGTGGTATTTCTTCTGGCACAATAAATGTTGGATTTTCTACAGTATATCAAGTTAGTGTTAGCGCAGTTGCTGCAATAACACAATATGGCACTATCGAATTTACTAAACTTGACGGTGTTAATGTGTGGACTGGTTCAGGAGTTGTTGCTGATGGAAGTGGCACGGTAGATACATCGATATCTGGTGGCATGATAACGCTTGCAGGAGCTTTGGATAGATGCAAGGTTACTATTCCGTCAAGTACATTTGATGCTGGGTCAGTGGATGTTTATGTTCGTTCTTAAAGTTTTACTGCTTTCCCTCTTCCTCACTGCTTGCGGTGGTGGGGGTTCTGGCGGAGGTTCTAGTAACAGTGTAACAAGGTTTATAGAAGAGCCTGTTATTATAGAGCCTGAAGAAACGCATTGTATTTCACAAGATAGGAACTGTTCTAATGCAGACGTAGACCTGAATGCCCCGGTAAGGTGGGCTGCTGATAACGGTATAAGTATTGTCCATATTCGTTGGGCAGGGTGTTCTGATGAAAAAACATCTAAGTATGCCTTTGAAAGAGGCGTAACAATTATCTGCATTGCTACAAACGAATTTAGAGAAATAACAGCTAATTCAAAATACACGATTACAGTAAGCAGTTCACATAGATTTGCCGACTATGGCCCTGGTATTGACTATACTTTAGGGAAGAAAGGAACCATCCATTCAGGTATCTGGGCGACTGCTTTAGTATCTGTTGGTGAGCCTGTAGGTAATTATACCTTTGAGGGTTATAGCAAGATGTCACTCCCCTCTAAACCAGTGATGATTGTGGATAATGGTTTCGACCACAGGCCACTATACGTTCTACATAAAAATCCTATGCTTGCTGGTGAGATCACTGGTGATTATGGGGTGAAGGCATTAAACGAGCTTTCAAGGTGGGTGGATGTGGATGTAATTGGTTATGTACCATTTAACACCATGCCGAAAGAACCGCGAATAGATAACTGGAAGATTATTTAATGGCTATCGTCCCTAACAATGACCTAGCTTCCATTGGGATAATCACCGATCAACTCCCTATGCAACTCCCTCCTGCTGGATGGAGTAACGGTAGTAATGTAAGGTTTCTCGACAACAAGGTTATTAAGTTTACAGGTCAAGCAGAGTTCTTTGATACTGGTTCTAATTGGGATGGAGGAACTGGTGAGCAGGTTTATTACGCTATTCCCTACAATGATGGAACTGATGCTTATTGGGTTTATTGTGGGCTTAAGGATGTTCGAGTTACCAATGGTGTAGCCTCAAAGGAAATAACAAACGCTGCTGATTTTAGTGCAACAGCAAATAAAAACTGGACAGGTGGAATTTTAAGCACCTTTCTTATATTGAATAACGGAGTTGATGAACCTCAGAGTTGGACGGGGGATTATGCAACTCCTGCTCTTTTGCTTGACCTTGCTAACTGGACTACTGGTGATAAATGCGGGGCTATGCGTGTTTATAAAAACTATCTAGTAGCTTTGGATGTTACCAAGTCTGGAACTAGATATAAGACACTTGTTAAGTGGTCTGACTCTGCTGCTCTAGGTGCTTTACCTGGAAGCTGGGATGAGACTGACGCTACGGTAGACGCTGGTGAAACCGACTTATCAGAGAAGCAGAAAGATGTAAATATAGGTGCTTTAATTGATTGTCTCCCTCTAAGGGATACGAACATTATCTACTCTGACTCTCAGACTTGGGCAATGGATTTTATTGGCGGTACGTTTGTTTTTAACTTTCGTCAAATATTCAAAAACAACGGTATCTTAACTAGAAGGTGTGTTCAGGAGTTTGAAGGCAAGCATTTTGTTGTGGGTAGTGGTGATGTCTACGTCCATGATGGAGCTACATTAAAATCAGTCATAGACTCTAGGAATAAGAAGTTCCTCTTCTCTGATATGGATGGTACTAACTACGAAACAACTTATGTGTTTGCTAATTACGAGCAAACAGAAATGTGGATCTGCTATCCGCAAGTTGGTTCTGCAACTCCTCTCCCTACGGTAGCTCTTGTATGGAACTGGAGGAATGACGCATGGGGCAGGAGGGATTTAATAAACACTCCTACTCATGGAACACCTCATATCTCAAGTGGTGTTGTTGATACCTCAGTCGCAGATGACACATGGCAGACAGGAACAAGAGGTGCTTTGACATGGGATGCCGCTACGAGCATTTGGGATATTCTAGGTTTTAGCCCTCAAGAACAAAGTCCTTTAATATGCGCTGATAAACTCTATAAAGGTGATTCTACTAATGCTTTTGATGGCACTCCTTTTGAAGCAACTATTGAAAGAACAGACATCCCTCTAGGTGAGCAAGATCAGATAATGAGGATTAAGGCTTTCTATCCGAAGATGTCTGGAAGTGCCTCGGTTAATATTCACGTAGGCTCTCAGATGGCTCCCGGTGGGACTGTTGACTGGGGAACTCCTATAACTTTCACCCCCGGTACTGATATTAAGATAGACGTAAGAAAGACAGGAACACATGCTGCTGTTAAGGTTGAGTCATCTGGAGACCAGGATTGGTCTTTGGTTGGTTATGAAATAGAAGTTGAACCAGTGGCAAAGAGATGAGCTTCAAACCAGACTCTTCTGAAGAGAACTCTCTTGAATGGGCGTTAAGACAGTTCTGGCGTATTTCAGATGCAGACTCACTTCATACGGCTGGTAATTCACCAACCCTACCGGCAACAGGATCTAGTTGGAATGCTCATGGCAATACAGCCACAGGGGCAGCAGGATCTGCTGATAGCAATACCGGGACTCTTATTATTGATGAAGGAGCTTTCCTGGTTGGCAAGTCTGGAGCGGCAGTAGGGACTACCCCTGACATAGACCAGGCTGGAACCTATATGGCTTTCATCCCGGCAAAGGGAGCGTTCAGGATGGGCGCTGTAACGGATGGGAAGTGGGCTGATGCGAATATAGGATCTGGCTCTATAGCAATGGGCTTGAACTCTGTCGCCACACAAACAGGCAATGTTGCTTTAGGTGAAACTGCAACAGCAACAGGAATTGGTGCTATTGCATTCGGAGGCAGTACATCTTCTGGCGCTTCTCAAGCAGTTGCATTTCAGTCTATTGCACTAGGTGCTAATACCGAGGCCGGAACAAGTTCTTTTGTTGGTGTTGGGGCTATAGCAATCGGTATTGGGTGTAAAGCCTATGCTACTTATGGAACGACAATAGGATATCTAGGGGTTAACTCTGCTCCTGATGGTCTTGTTCTTGGGAAAAATAATGTAGCCGGGGCGTTTACGGGAGCGACAGCAATCGGCCTTGACGTATCAGCCAGTGCTGCTGGTGCGATTTCTATAGGTTCTGGTGCTGGCCCAGGATCAAGACTGGATAACCCAACTGCCGGCTCCATGTATCTTGGCGCAAAGAGCGCTGATCCAACTCTTGTATTGAGGGGCGGCAAATGCGGCGTAGGTAATGAACCGAATCCATTGTCAACTCTTGATGTTAATGGATCTGTTGGGTATCAGTACAGAACATGGGTTCAGTCTGTTGATGGGTCAACATTAACAATATTAACAAGTGAGCATGAGCTTGTATTTATAATTTATCCAGATGGTGGCGATGTAACTGTTAATCTTCCTGCTATGGCAACCCTGGACAGGCGTATGTATCACATAAAAAATGCTGCAACAGCTTCTGGATCTGCTGGTCATCAGGTTAACATTACGCCGACTGGCGGCGATCTGATAGATCAGCAAGCAAAAAACACTGCCCCTGCAACCACAGCGCTTGCTGTTGATAGATTGGATTCTGTTCAGCTTGTTGCGGATCTTGGTCATACAACATGGTGGGTAATATAAATGAGCAACTTTATACTTGATTCAAGGTTAAGGCAGGTAGAGGACGGCAGTCTATTCTTTAATGTGCTTACTGTTGACCTTGGTCCGACAACTTCAAACTCAGCAAGGATATCCATTGAGGTAGGGGCAAATGACTGTGAGTTTGTTTTGGACGTAACAGCTCCACTCACTACAAGCATTGCTTTTTGGGAAGGGCATACTTCTGTGGTTGCAGGCACAACTTTTCCTAATTTGAATATGCGTAGATCAAGTGCTACAACCAACGCATCTGTTGTCAAGGAAGGGGCGACGGTTGCGGGTGGTACTAAATTAACTGATTTTACTGGAACCGATGGGAAGTTTCCAAGGGGGACTCCAATCAACGGGGAAGTCGGAATTATCCTTGAAGCAAATACAGATTACAGTTTTCTAGTCGGCCATGTACAAGAGCGTAATGCGATCTACTCGATAAGCTGGTTTTTGAGGGAGGTATAAAATGTCTGTTATAAAATACGATGACTCAGAACAGCTACGCTACTGGCAGAGTGGTGATCCGGTGGAGAATCCAGGGAGCCATCTGAATGCAACGGCAGTTGACCTTGATAATGGTAGCAAATGGATATGGACCGGCAACACTGGGTCGTGGGTTAAGCAGGTAGAAAGAGGACGGTTTATCTCTACTGATCCTATGCTGGATATACCTGCTGGGATTAGTGGCTTTGAATCTTCTGTCAATAAGTTTGGTAAGGCACCAGATGTTGATACTGGTACGGCTACCGATGTATGGGACGGAGCAGATGGTGCAATATCAACTGATGTGTGGGTTCCTCCTACAATAGCCAGAGTTCATGACATTGTTTCTACGTTGGCAATCGACACTAATTCAGCAGGTATCGGAGCAAGGACTGTAGAAATTCAGGGGCTTGACACTAATTGGGATTTGCAGACTGAAACAGTCAACATGAATGGCACGACCAACGTAGCGACTGCCAATTCCTATAGACGTATCTTCAGGATGAAGGTTGTTACGGCAGGGACTCTTGGAATCAATGCCGGGAAGATTACAGCGACAGCCCAGACAGACGCAACCGTTACAGCAGTTATCCAGGTGGGCAACAATCAAACGTTAATGGCTATCTACACGGTGCCAAACGGAAAGACTGCGTACATCACCTCTTACTATGCTTCCTTCGCCGGGGCTACCCCGTCTACCGTATCAGGCAATGTACGGATGCTAATCAAGAATGTAAATGCCAGCAATACTGTGTTCCAGTTAAAGCATATTCTCGGGATTGTCGGCGGAGACAGGTTCCAGCATTTCTTCGCCCCTTACTACAAGGTAACAGAGAAGCACGACATTAAATTACACATGAATGATTCGAGCGCAAACAATACAGAGCTTTCTGGCGGATTTGACATTATCTTGGTGGATGACTAATGGCTATTGAAAGAGACATACCGACAAGAACAGCGATAAGCATTGATTACACTCGCACTGGTAATACGCTTAACCGAAGAGAGCGGCACGGGGTTAAAGATGTTGGTGGTGCTATTATTATCACCTTTGAAGAAATCACTGCTTATAAGGGGAAGGATGCGCTTGATTATTTAGCCAACCTCACTGCATCAAGAGATTCAAATCAGGTATTTCTTGATAACCTGGTTGTAGCAAACGACAAAACAGAGGCCGAAGTACAGTCAGGTGTCACTTTTCAGACTGACCAGATTGATGAAATAGAGGCTCTGCTGTAATGGGTAATATAGTTAAACTTGATATAGATCAAGAAAAGTTTCATGATAGAAGTATCAATTATTAATTGAGGTAACTATGAACGCATTATCACTATTTAAAAATATACTAATGCCGCATTTGTGGTTGACCTCCAATGTTATCGGAATTGGTGCTGCGACACTTGGGGCGGCAGGAATTGGGGCTGCTTCTAGTCTGCTTGGCGGGTCGGATTCAGCTAGTTCTGAATCAGGATTAAGCGCCCTTCCTAAGTGGCTAAGGAAAGGCGTAATCAGAGAAACAGCCGCGCCAAGAATTGAGGACTTATACAACCAAGGCCCACAGAGCTTCTTTCCAGGCCAGACCTTTGCTGACCTAGACCCAAATCAACTAGCAGGATTACAACAGCAACTTCAGTTCTCTGGTGGCCTTCTCCCTCAGCAGTTGAATCAGGTTAACCAATCCTTTGGAAGCGCCCTGAATGCCGGTAATCTCTATAATGACCCCTCTGTCCAAGCTGGGTTAGGGACGATTGAGAACAGGGCTAATAGGAACTTCCAAGAAAATATCCTTCCTAACCTCCGACAGCAGGCTACTGGGACTGGGAATCAGTTCTCCAGTAAAGCAGAGCAGTCTGAAAGACTGGCTGGTAGAGATCTTCAACAGGCCATATCTGATTCACAGGGTAGTTTCCTTGCTAACCAACTTGGTAGTGCAAGAGCCTTACAGGGTGGCGCTATTGGTCAAAGTCCTAATATTACTCAGCTAGGGTTACTTCCTGGTTCTAATCAATTTGATGTAGGTTCTGTCTTCCAGAATCAAGCCCAGCAAGGCATTAACGATCAGTTCAATGCTTTCAACTTTAACCAACAAGCGCCTTCTAACCAGCTAAATCAGTATCTTGCACAGATACAAGGACTAGCAGGGGCAGGTGGCGGGGCTTCTCAACAGACTACTCCCGGTGGTGGGACAGACCTCCTGTCAGGTATTCTAGGTGGCGGCCTATTGGGTAATCAGTTGTATCAATCTATCTCTCCTTCCTTTGGGAATACTGGTGGTAATACGGGTTTCCAAGCATTTAGTGGAGCTAATGGTGCTGATGCTCTAGGTATTAACTCAGGGCAATTCTCAAACTTTGGAGGTAATTTCGGAGGTTTTGGATAATGCCATTACTAGACTTCTTTTCTAATCCTAACGTAGCTGTTGCTGCTGGTCTTCTTAGCCCTACTAGGGATAAGAACTTCGGGCAGGGGCTTCTTCAGGGTATTACCGCTGGACAGGGTTCTCGTCAGAATAACACTCAGGATCAGTTAGCTCAGTTGAGAGCGCAGATAGCTAACCAAGGTATAGATGATGCTGCCGCATTCAGGGGAGGACTTCAGAACGCTCCTGCTGGCACGTTCCCTCCAGGCTTTAACCCACAGAATGTTGACCAAGTTAGAGCAATGGCTGGTTTTACGGGGCAAAAGAGAAGCCCTTTTTTAACAATGACGCCAGGATCAGAGGGTGCGCTTGTCTTTGATTCACGATCAGGACAAATGGCATTCAACCCGTATCCCGCTGGATTTGGTGGTCCTGTAGCACAAGATCCAAGTCATCAGCGTAATCTAAAACAACAGGCGCAACTGGGGTTAGGTGCTGGAGAGATTGCAACTGATCCTGCAACAGCAGCAGAAACTATTATTGCAGAGAATGAAGCTAATAAGGCAGTAGCAAGACCTCAGAGAGAATCTGAAGTAGCTTCAATTGGTGCAAAGACAGAGATGCTTGATAAATCAATTGACCAAGCTATCGACCAATCTGGTGTATTCACAGCAGGATTCCTTGGGTCAGCAAGTAGCTGGATTCCCGGTACTCCTGCTTTTGACTTGTCAAACACTCTTGGCTCAATAAGGGCGAACATTGGCTTTGATAAGCTAAGAGAGTTGAAAGACGCTGGCGGTACGCTTGGCCAAGTCTCTGAAAAAGAGAATGTCTTATTGCAACAGGTTTGGGGTTCTATTGAGCAGGCTCAGTCTGATACGCAGCTTAAAGAAAATCTAGAGAATGTTAGAAGGCAGGTAAAGGAAAGCTGGGGAAGAGTGAATAAGGCTTACAAGGCAGAGTATGGAACTGCCTATAAGGGTTCTGCTAACCCCCCTCCGCCTGAAGAAGTCCCTCAAGAGGTATGGGATGTGATGACACCAGATGAGCGTGCCTTATGGCAATGACGGTTGAACAAAAGAAAGCTCTTGCAATGGCTGTCGCTAGAGGGCGGCTACAGGCAGGAGTGCCCCCCGTTAGAGAAGAGGCATCATATCGTGAGCAATTCGGCAGGGGCATGATGGATGTATATCAAGGTGGCAAACAACTTGCATTGGGGTATGGCGCAAAATTCGGGAAAGGCGGGGCAGAAGAACGTAACAAAGCTATTTTTGACAAGTACAACAAACAGTTGGCTGAAGAGTTGAGCCTGTATGATAAATACAACCCTGGTATCCAGCCTGCAAGGATTGCAGGGAACATAGCAACTCCATTATCACTTTTACCCGCTGCTGCTGGAACAGGTGCGGCAAGGGCTGCGAGCGTTCCTGCAATGGGGGCTTTATTCGGAGCAACACAGCCAGTATCAGATGCAGAGAACTTTGCAAAGACAAAGGCCGAACAAGCAGCTATTGGTGCTGTTGTTGCTCCTGTCCTCCCATTAGCAGGGAAGGCTATTGGCAAGGTTGGCTCTGGAATAAAGAATATGGTTGCTCCTTTAAGCAAAAAAGGACGCACAGAAGCAATTGAATCCCTATTAAGGAATCAGGCTGGTACTGACACTGACAAGATTGTCAGAGCGTTACAACAGCCAAGCGGGGATAAAACAACTGCACAAATGATCGCTGCTGCTAATCGTGTAAGTGGTGATGACTTTGGCGCGCCTTTGGTAAGGCTTGAGAAAGACCTTGCTAGAGAAGGAATTGCTGGGAAATCTTTACGCTCCAGATATGCCGAACAAGCAGCAGGAAGGAAATCAGTTGTTGAAGGAATCGCTGGTACAGAGGCACGGATGAGAGATGCCGTTGCTAGAAGGGCGGCAGCAGTAGACCCTTATTATAAATCTGTTGATGACTCTGTGAATATTGTAGCTACTGATGACGTATCTGCTTATATAAAGGAAGTCATTAAAAGAGCGCCCAATGAGCCGGGGATTACAGGCCCGTTAAAGTGGATAAACAACAGGATTAATGGAAAAATAGTTGATGGCAAATTAGTTAAGGACGACCTGACTCCAGGTGCTATGCACTCGCTATCAAAGCAAATCAAGGTTATGGCGAATAAAAAGAATCCTGCTGGGCAAAGCCTTTATAACAAGACCGTACTTAGTGCAGTGAAAGGCAGGCTTGATGAGGCAATAGGGCAGACAGAAGAAGCATTTTTAAGCGCACAGAGAATATATGCTAAAGGGTCTGTCCCGATAAACAGGATGAAGGTTGGTAAAGAATTAGCTTACGCACTTGAGAGCGCATTAGAAAGTGAAACCCCCGCTTCACTTGCAAACGCTGTAAGGAACGCTCCAAGGACTATCCAGAGGGCAACGAAGATAGGGGCATATGAAAGCCTGTCTGACATTTTAAGCCCAAGGCAGGTACAGAATGTTGAAAATGTTGTTGCTGAGCTATTAAACCAGAAACAACAATCATTAATGGAACGAAGTGTTCGGCCTATATTCAGCAATATAAAGACTGGTATGGAGCCTAGACTCCCTAGAATCCTTGAAAGGTCTATTGTGATAGCCAACCATGCACTGAAAAGACTTTCTGTGGACAAGTCAGATGTCTACCACAAGGAAATTATTGGAATGATGATGGAGCCTGAGAAGATTATACAGATCTTACAGCGACCACAAGACGACAAGACAAGAAGGATTGCAATGGAGATTGTTAATAAGCTCTCTGCTCAAGTTCCTGCTCAGACATTTGGCAGAGAAGTTGAAAATTAAACACAGATACACTGGAGTAAATCATGGCTATATTTGCACGAACAAAAAACCCTGATAAAGCATCTTTTGCAATTGCAACTTCTAAAAATAGCACAACAGTAAATAATATAACTAAAAACCCACCAGCATCAGTAGCGACAATCACAGTGAGCAAGAATGTTACTACAACTGTTTATGCGCTTTCAAAAAATCCTTAATGAAGCCCTTTATCATAACCATACTGACAGCGGCAACTATTCCGTTTGCTGTCTGGGCTATGGATATGAGAATAAAACAACAGATGGGGAGTGTGGTTGATAACCAGTTAGATACAAGACAAATACAGTATTTAGAACACCAGAAGCGTACTCGCGAGCTAACTACACAAGAGAAGCGTGACCTTGAATATTACAAAGAACAATTGAGGCTACGACAGGAGAAATGAGTGGAACAGCGAATGGCGAAGATAGAGCAAAAACTGGATGACCACATAAAAGCTAATAATGAGGATGCAAGGCATAATAACGAGTCACATGCCAGGCTTGAATCAAAGCTAGACCACGTGCTGATATTCCAGCACAAAATCAGGTGGACGATTGGTGTAGCTTCTACAGTTCTCGGAATGGTGCTGATGTTTATTTACCACTACCTCCCCGAGATATGGGATGCACTTCCTAAGCATGGGCATACACATTGATGAAGCTTTCATGGGGCAACAAGGTAGATCACCGGTTCCGCGATGCCGTCATAAAGATGTGCAAGGAACTCGGCTGGGGTGAGCCTCACGCATCGTGGATGATGGCCTGCATTGCCTTTGAGACTGCCGATACCTTTGACCCAGCTATCAGGAATGCTGCCGGGAGCGGGGCTACAGGGCTGATACAGTTCATGCCGCGCACTGCCTTGGGACTGGGTACGGATACGGACAAACTGGCTGCGATGGATGCGCCAGAGCAGATGGTATATGTCCAGAAGTACATGAAACCGTATGCCAACAGTATCCACTCGCTGTCTGATATGTATATGGCTATCCTAGCACCGAAGGCCGTTGGCAAAGCAGATACTTTCGTCTTGTATTCCGATGGTGCAGCTTACCGCATGAATTCCCCGTTGGACACTGACAGTGATGGAACTATCACAAAGGCCGAAGCATCCCAGTTCGTCCGGTCTAAACTCGTCAAGGGTTACGGATTCGGCAAGTGGATTAACATTGCATGGAACGACAACGACTCGGTACTGGCTATGATTTCCGAGATAAAGACAAGGCTCGTTGAGCTTGAAACGATGATTGGAGGCTGATGTGAATGCAACGGTTAAAGGATTTATATCTGGCATGCTGGCAGGCGGGATTGCAAGTGCTGGTTCGACTGTTACAGCGTTGCAGGAGGCCCAGTTAGAGGCGATATCTGATGGAGCATGGGTTACCATAGGCTTAACGGGTTTCCTCGCTGCTGCCGTGGGCTGGCGCACCATGCTGGCCAAGCCTTGATTGTAAACATTTGAATTTAAAAGTTTACAATGACTTACATCATTGGCGAGCTTGACTGGCGTAAGGATGGTGACAGTCATGTCAAACTCCTGTCGCCCATCGAGTACCAGTTAGACTGTGGACGGATTGTTATGGCAGAGAGGGGCTTCCGTTACGATGGTGGATCGGTTCCGTCTGCTTTCCGTTCTCTTGTATGTCCTTTTGGTTCTGCTGCTGACCACGGGTTTTGCCTACACGACCGTCTATACAGGGGGCACCGTGATCTACAGGAACAACAATTCACCAGGCTACAGGCTGATTCGGCAATGCTAGAAATCTTCCTGTACTGTGGAGTACCGAACCACATAGCCTATGGAGTCTATACGGGTGTGTTAGCTGGAGGCTTGGCCGCGTGGCAGACTGAGGCTGAGAAGATCCAGTGGGGCATGCATGAAGATAAGACGTTCCTCGATCAATAATCTAATCAGTGTCTTCTACCTCATCGCCCTTACCTGGATAGGAGTGGGGTCGATTATTCTTCTCCTTCATCTTCTACGGTAGATATTATTTCAGTCCCCCCTTTGTCGTCCACTTCAGGCACGTCCTGCCAGTCATCATTTATCCCGCACCCCTGTAAATACCCAAATAACCCGATGCCACAAATTGGCATGTAATACTCTTGAATGCTTCTGTTGTATCGCTTCTGCTTTGTCTAAGATAGCTCTTATTGGCACCCCTAATAATTCTTCTACCTCTTCGCTGTAGGCAATGTACAAATCTGGTTTTGTTGAAGAACATATCCTGTTAATAGGAACAATTTTACGCTTGAATGCTTCGGTTTCATCGAATGATTCAAGTATGATGTCTTCACATCTTGCAGTAAATTCAGGCACAGTATGTGGATGGTATTCGTAATAATCCGTTGCCATAACTTTCTTAACAATAAGGTCTTCTATGAAAATAGCAGTTTTCATCACATTTTTTTGATCCCTTTCCTGATTTTCTCTGCCATTAGCTTTCCTTCATATGGGAAGTCAGAAAGGATTGCTTGTGCAGCAACCATATCAGCAGCCCGCTCCATTCCCCTCCGCTCACCGATGGCGAGGGCATTTGTGTAGACTTCTACAACTTCTGCTTCGCTACGCTCTAGGGCAATAGCAAGGCCACGGACTTTACCTACGTCCATTTTAATAAATGGTTCTATCTCGTCTTCAAATGAAAACTGTTCTTCCCAGTTATACTCGCTAGGATCTACAGTTCCTGTTTGATATTTAATCATCTAACACCTTCCCGTTGTCGTCGAACCATCTATTAATCTTTGCGTGTCTTAAATGCTCATAATCATATCCACGCATGTGCGCCTTCATAAACTCCATCCGCTCGCCCCGCACCCGCACCTGCTCCCAAAGCCACTTTTTGTCTTCTTTCAGACGTTTATTCTCGGCCTCAATGCCAGAGTTCAAATCTTGCCACTTGCAGCACTCAAGTTTCCACTTCTTTACTTCAGCCTGTAGTTCTAACAACTCTTGCTCTAACTCTGGCACTCTGTCATGCAGGGCAATGTATGCTTCGCCAACATCCTTGATCACTTTGTCTTCAATGCTTTTCATACATCCCCCTTGTCGTAGTCCTGTTTTACTGGTGTAGTTGTGAGTGCGCATCCAAGTCTAAGTATTGCCGCTAAGTAGCATTCATCACATGCGTATGTATTGGCGCGTTCGATCTTAACTGTAGCTGGCTTCTCGCACTTGCCTTTATCGGTATAGCATTGGCACTTAATCACCTCGCTCATACATCCCCCTTGTCGTCTAATTTATTCTTCAACCTCCATAGTTGGTTACAGGCTAGAAAGTACTCAAGTCCATGTCTTAATTCTTCCTCGGTGTACTCCTTGATAAACACTTCAGCATCAGGCGATATAAAGACATTCGCACACTTAGCATCAGGATATCCCAGGCCAAACCGATAAGCTGCCAGCTGACTAATATGTGAGTCATACCATATCTTTTTAGGTGTCCCATCTTTCTTGTTCTCCCATCCTCCAGACTTAAATTTGAAGTCCATGACATACTCAGGACTCGATAAATCCACCGCACCACCCCATTGTTCTGTGGAAAACGTCTTTTCTGCCTCTACATCCCCCATAGATACCCCGTACACCCCCTCCAGAGCCGCTGTAACAGCCGAAACGTACTTACCTAGGGTAGGGTCTAGCTCCTCAGTAGAGTCGCTGTAATACACCTCTAGCTGGTGGTGTATAGCACTTCCCTTATCTCGTGCCTGTTTACTGTGTTCACCAGCCTTTTTACGAACTACCTTTGCCCATTCCTCGTATGAGGGCGGCACTATCTCAGTATCCCAAGCAGCCTCTAAGTGTTGGTTGATGAAGTAATTGGTTAATCCCGGCGAAGCAACAACATCCAGTATTCCAGTGACCGAGGGGACGAGATCCTGCTTTCTGGCATGACGTAATGTCGTGTCCTTGCCATCGGGTTGATAGTGGCAAGGTTCACCTGATTTTGTGTAGTAATGTCCGATGGCTATTTCCTCCTATGGTGGTTGTCATGGTGTTCCTTACAGAGAAACCGATTGGTAAATTGGTGACAATCCACTGGCAGCTAGTCAGTACTAACTAGCCTTTTAAGCGCCGGGGAGTTGCACCCCGCTGTTAACTGTTGACGGTAATTACTCGCCCTTAAGTCAACGTCGCTACTACGCGCTGCCAGCTTCATGCCATTGCGCGGATGTCTGTGTCGTCGAGGTTGCCAGCGAGGGACACTGGCGTAACCGACAGCCCTAACACAAACTTTGTTTCCCGATGCCGCGCCACCGGGCCAACCGCTGCCGGTTAGAAAGGAATTTTATCCTCAAA